AGCGTTGCGTAATAAAATTAATGTGGCGAATGAAATACTCGGGGAAGATTTGAAGAGTTGGATCTAAAGTATCTCTGCGATAAAATAGATAATACCAAGAATAATAGATATGGCTGCAAACGATGCTGCAGCACCCATAAACCATGTCATCATCTGACGCAGTTCGAATGTGTGTTTGTTGATGCGTTCTTGGTGACTGTTTAAGTTGTCTAACTTTTCTTCAAATATTTTATAACGAAGCTCGCACTCTTTTAGATGAGCCTCAAGCGCATACTTTGTGTTATCATCCGTCATGCTGTCCCTCTGTTTCGTTGTCTTATAGCGAGTTCAGTCGGAGATAGCAAGGCAGTTTCTGTAGGTGTCACTCCTTGTGCTGTCCCCGTGGCCACAGGCGGTGCCACCTGAGGTGTTGCTGCGGTTGCCTGTGGTTGGGTTATTGGAATGTCGACCGCTGACTGTTGTTCGTATTCTTCTCTTGTTGGATCAATGTTAATTATAGTTGGATCATCTTTTTCTTTTTGCAATTCCAAATATTTTTCGTACCCGCCTACTTGTATTATTTCTCGCACAGTCTCTTCCGGTAGTTGAAGAGGTATGTCTCTAAACAATCTTTGAATCTCCTTAAATCTTCCTCTATCTAAAAACTCTGTAACATTTTCGTATCCTTGATCTGTTGCTATTTGATTTAATCTATCTCTTCTCTCAAAACTAGGAATGCCGGCTGGATTAAATTGTTTGTCTATTATTCTTCTGTCTCCTTTAGACAGACCTTGTCGTCCTTCAAACATTTTTCTCAACTCTTTATCGGATAGCCCCCACGTTTTAGCATCCTCCACTGTTTCATAAAATTTACTAAAGGTTCTATATTCATCAATATTTTGTTCAACAAAAGCATCATAAATTTGACCGGCCGTCATATTCATTTTATAGTACTTTCCAGTAGCTTCTGATCTGTTGTCAGCTAAAGTTGCAACAAAATCTCTTAGCTCGTACTTTTCAAAACTTTTGTTAACATTAACGGTGTACTCTCTAATACCTGCAAACAAAGACATGAACTCTGTAACAAAATCAAAAGGCTCCCCTTGATTGGTATAAATTAAATCTTTTCTATCTTTTTCAAATAAATTGTAAGACGCTCTAGCAAACTTGTCTAATTGAATTGCTGCTCCAGGAGTAAAAACAGATTTTAATATGTGAACCACGCTTTTAGAAAATTTATCTCCAAAATCGTCTGTCTCACGATATATAGGCCGGCCCTCTGTTGTCTTGCCTCCTCTTGTTGTGACGTCCGAAAGAGCAGCTGTTAAAATACTCTCTGACGCAAAAGGTCTTGCTACAGTGGTTATGGCCTGCAAAACTCCATTGAAATATGCTTGGTCCCCGGTATATCCGGCTTCTTTTAAAGTACTTATGGTTTCCATTGCCTTATAAAAAGGCGCTAGCGTTGTGGCAACGTGAGGAAACTGATACGATGTTGGAATATAATTTACAATTACATCTCCTTTTTCGTTTCGTTCTACACCTGTAAAAGCTATCGGTCCTTCTTGATTCCAAGACGGAGTAAACGATCTTTGAAATCTATCAGATTGATCGTTTGTTATTTGATACATAAATTTTCCTAGTTCTGCGGCACCAAACGGTAAGTACAACGCTGTTGACAGACCCATTATTCTTCGAGCCCCTTGCTGTCTAATTAAAGGATTATTAGAAGTCATTTCTTTAAAACCGTATCTTAATAAATTAGCTTGTGTTCTGTACATTTCTGCTGGAAAAGAAATAAAGTTACCATAAGGTATTCTTCTCATTTCTTGAATGAGTTTTGGAACGTAAGAGTAATTTGGGTAAACATTTTTTATAACTTCAGATGAAATTTGTCTAATTGCTGGAGCGAGCAATTCTTCTGAAGATATGACGTGTGATTTCGATATTGGATTAAATTTACTCATGACCTCTTTTGAGTAGGCATCAGCATCAAATTCACGATTAAACACTCTTCTAAAATAATCTACCACGTCATCTAAACTTTTTATAGCTTGAGTTTTTAATGATTTTTCATACTCATACCCATATATTTTCCAAAGATCATCTCCTGCTCTATAAATGTCCATTAATTTTGATACAGCTTTGGTATCATATAAGTGCGATATTAAATCAGCAGTGTTAAGTATTTTTGGATCACCCTTTAAAGAATCTTTAACTAAAAATTCAATTTCTTTTATGACCATGTTTGAGTTAATGACTCCTTCTTCTAAATATTCATTCATTTTTTTAGCTATGACCGCATCGTCGTATATTCCATTTTTAGTAAAAACGTCTTTAAATATAAAATACATTGCCTCTTTTAAACTAGCGCCATTGCCAACGTGACCTGCAGCCAAGGCAAAAGTTGCTGCTGATGTAACGTTTCTAATTTGAGTCGTAGGGCTAAAAACTGTTTTTTCAACTTGAGATAAAGACTTAAGTGATAAATATGTTTTTACTAAAGGTCCGCCTAAAAATCTATCTGTCCACAACACGCCGCCATTGGTTTCAATTGATTCTTTCATGGCAGCAACTGTCCATTTTCCATCTAAAGAATTTGGTATCCCAGTGTGGTTGTATCCTTTTAAATTAATTTGTTCTAATGGTGTTGTGTTTGGTCCACCTATTCTATTTGCCGTGGCTTTTAACAAACCATCGGGAGAGTCAAACACCCATATGTTTCTGCCCATATTATATAAATCATCGTACATTTTAGTATTAACAACAGCGTCAGCTAGTTCAGAAAGAGTATTTGAAATAATAACTTTTGGATCATCAACTTTTCCAAACAATTTATTAATTACTTCTGGAATTCGTTCATTTTCTTTTATTAATTTTTTACTTTGAAATATTTTAGAATAATTTTTGCCAACTATGTCTCTTAAAACATTTTCTGTTTCCTCTATTAATTGTTTTGCAGATTGACCGTCAGCTTGACCTTTTCTCATTAAATCTCTAGTTCTATTAACTGCGATTGCTTCAATGTGTTCTTCGTACAATTTACTAACATCATCTTTTGGATTTTGCTGTAATAATGTTTTTCTGTGTTGTAACATTTTTGGCTGATATCTGATTAAATTTTTAATCATTTCTACAACGTTTTGATAGTTTTTAGGGTCTGCTATAAAATCTTCTCCTTGTTGAACAATTCTAAATGTTGTTGTAAAATAATCGTAAGCATCTTTTCCTGCTCCTTTAATAAAATCATCACCAGCTTTTTCAAGACCTGCTCGGGCAAACATTCGTCTAAGAGTTAGAAGTTCTCTCTTGATCGCAGCCGCTTGTGCTCTTGTGCTTCTATCTAATAGTCTAAACGCTTGATTTGCTTTTAAATTAGGATCGGTTAAATATTTAATAAAATCATCTAAAAAAGTTGTTTTTGCCCACATTGAACCGTCTTCAAATGTTCGATTAGTTCCAGATCTAAATACAATTTTACCGCCTGAAGTTAAAGAATCTGCTATCTTGCTAATATCATTGTTGATTACATCAAAACGTCTATTTATAGATTGTTTAAGTGCTTCAAGTTGACGTATTGCTCTTCGTTGTCGTTCTTTAGCTGCTGGAGTCAAAGCTTCATTGGTTCTAATGGCTCTTAACACAGCATCAATTCTACCTATGGCATTTTGTATACCACTGTCTACATTTATCTTTCCATCAATTCTGACTGGAACTTTAGAATTGTACAATTTCCACTCAGACACAGGAGGGATTCTATTAAGACCTGGTAGTTTTCTAATTGTAGAAAGACCCTCGTTAGTTCCCCTAATTATACTTGGAACAAAAGAACCTCCTATATAGTTACCCGTTGGCACTCCTAATATTTTTGATCTCTGTTCCGTAGTTATTAATTTAGCTGCAATATCATATGATTTGCCTAAGTAAGTTTTACCAATGCTGCCGGCTTTTAACGCGTAAGGTGTTGCAAATTTAAACAGTCCTTCAAAACCAGCAGATAGCCCTCCCACTACCAACGGGGCCTCTGCTCCAAACTGACTTTTTTGTCTAAGTAATTTTAACGCCCTGTCCTTAGGAGTTAAGTTTGGATCGTCAAAATCAGGAATATCAGACACACCAGGAATAAAAAATTTTTCACCAAAAATATTTTCACCTGACTTTTCTGCAATTTGTAAAAGAGTTCTGTCTCCAGTTGTTGCAACTATAGGCTCTCCGATAGCAGCTGGCGCACCATATTTAAAAACAGGGATACTAATTTTTGAAATCTTAGGATAGTTTTCTGCGTGATCTTTTGCTCTTTTTTCAAGATACGCTCGACCTTTTTTACCTATTGATTTTTTAAGCAACATCTCACCAAGTTTCCACCCTCCCATATACTGACCTGCCACTCCTATAAATTCACTAGCTCCAGTCGTATTTAAAGTTGGAAAATTTTCATCAATCGCTCCTAGAACATCTGTGCTTACATTAAGTCCTGTTTTGTCTTCTATAAGTCCAGTCGCAACGTCTGCTGGAATACCAACCAAAAGTTCTGTCGCTCCTTTCGTCGCTTTTGTCAGTGCGTCAAATCCTCCTGCCTCTAGAGTTCCCATGCCGTAAGCAAGATTTCCAAGAAAATTGTCAGGATAATCAGCCATTCCCGATTGATTAGGAGGGATTTTTCTTCGAAAAATGTCGTACCTAGGTTCGCTAAGTCTCATCATTGTATTAAACCGTTCAAATGACTCTTTGTTAGATTTATCTATAGCCTCGTCTCCAGTTTCTTCAACGTACGGACCTAGAAGACCTTCTTTAACATTTAAACTATCAAAAATAAGATCTCTGTTTAATTTTGGACTTGGAATACCAGCTTTAATTTGATCGTAGTAATCTTGTAAAATTTCTTTATTGTTTGGAAAAACGTGGTTATAGCGTAACAGATCTCGATTTTCTTTGTCAGATAGTTTCATACCGTTGACCTTTTATTAATTCAAGTTAAGACTTTCCACCGCATTTATTGAATTATCCGTGCCTGCGCCTCCACCTGTGTCACCTGGTTTTGGCTCTGTCGCTCCAAGCAAATCACCTATATTTTTCATTTGGTCTTCTGTTAATAATTGATTCGGGCCTCCAAGTATGTTTATAAGTTGAAATGCTTTTAATATGGCAGCTTCTCTTTCTTCAGGCTTTGTGTACTCATTAAAACCTTCCGTCAAACCACTAATCAAAGTCGAAGCTAAATTTATTTGTCCGTTTATTTCTGAAAAAGCTGTCCCGTACGCTCTGGCTCGAGCTTCGTCAGGAGAAATACCTTGCGCAATAAAATCGTCGTAAAGTTGATTGTATAATCTCATTTCAGCTGGTAAAGCATTAGCAGCAATACGTGCGGTATCTAGAGATGTTTGACGATTAAGACCTGCTATATTAAATTGATTAGCTAAGCTAGCTACAGTTAAATTTGTATCCCGCTCCATCGTTTTTTCTTCTGCTAATCTGTCTTTATCTTTTTCTACGTCCTCTCTAGCTCCCGTAATAATAGCTAATTCTTCAGCTCTTCTGTCTCTAGCTGCCATAGCATCGAGTTCTTCCCTTGTAGTTTTTCTTTCCTCTCCGCGTCTTTGAAGATTTACAAAAAAATCTGCAAGTTGAGAACCTTCTCCTTCTTTAAATTGTTTTGAAAGAGTATCCGCTGCAGCGCCTGTAATGGTTTCAAATGGTGTCGCCGCCGTTCCATAAGGCACCTCGGTTAAACCTTCTCTAAGTTTTCTTTGTGCAGCCACTGCCTCGTCTATTGTTATCGGATCTCTAACCGTAGAGTCTTTGCCTAAAATTTCTTGAACGTTTTGAAAAGTAATATTACCCATGCCTAGATCTGGATTGATGTCTTCTAGCCCTGCATACCCGCCAGGACCGTCGACCAAGCCTCGTTTAGGAGTGGTCACTTGTCCACCGACCGCATACCCATCTCTGTATTGCAGCCCACTTGCTATACCTGTGCTACGATGCTCGTGCTGTGGTTTTTTAAACATAGGTCTTTGTAAAATTTTACTCATAACTTACCCAAATAAATTACCAATTCCGCCAGCTGCAGCAAGTCCTGTTAAGATAGGGTTAGGCTGTTGGAATTGTTGGAACGTTGGAGCGCCTCGTAGAGCACTTGCAAACTGACCCAGTCCGTAGAATGGTGTTTGATATGTGCCTAAGTTTTGTGCGCCTAAAATTTGTCGTTGTGCCTCGCCCAGGTCGAACAATTGTCCGACGTCACCGAATAATCCACCTTGTGCAACTTGTCCAAGACGGCCGTAAAGTTGTCCAATACCTGCTTGCGTCTTAGCAGCTTGTTGTGCTGCTTTTTGTGCATCTTGTGCCGATCTAAATCTTAATCCACCGACTGCTTTTGCAAGGGCGTCACCTTGTGCTCGTGCGAGTTCCGCATCCATTACTGCACCTCTTGTGCCTGATCCTGCAAAACTACCTGTTTGTATTTGTCTTTGTGCTTGCTGTGCTTGTTGTTGACCAAACAAACGATTAAGATCTGTAGTTGTTGCATCAACAACTTCTTGCGTATACGGATTCATGTACGCTTGTGCAGCATCTGGCCCTGTTGCGCCCATTGCCGCTTGTAGTGATTGTGCGCCTGCCGTTAAAAATGGTTGATACGAGCCTAGTCCTGACTGTAATAATTGACCGGCGTCCAACTGCTGTTGTGTTAAGTCTGGCGCAAGTTGCGCACCTGTTGGAATATTAGATTGTTGTATTAACGATTTAAACGCATCAATTAACCCGCCTTCATCACCGTACGCACTTGCTATCGTTTCGTCAAATGTGGCCATTATGCTTGTGCCTCTAATCTGTTCATTAAATCGTACATTCTTTGTGCTCCTACATCAACACTACCGCCGCCCGCTGCCCGTACAGCGTCAGCCGTCATTACAAATTCGTTTTTCGATAGTCTAGCAGGCACATCATCTGCCCGTTCTTTGGCGCCGACAGGGATAAAACCTCCTCCACGATAGTCCATTTCCATCGCTGGCTCACCACCATTTGCGAGCCCTATAATACCACCATCTTTCGCCTGTTGTCCACCCCTATACTGAAGGTTATAAAAGTCTGTCGGTCGATCACGAAACAAGGCAAAGTCGCTTCTTTGTTTTTCAGCGCTTTTATTTTCTAAATACTGTAAAACAGCTGAGACCGTGCCTCCAAGAGCAGATACGATAAATTTGTTTTTAGGATCAGACATAAATTCACCAACAACTTTAGATTTCTCTACTATTCCTTTTGCATCACCAAATTTTTTAAAAAATCCAGGATTAGTTTTTTCTATTGATTGTGCATCTGGTAACTGGCCTCCTCCAGGTAATTTAGAGCCTATTCGTGGATCTCCCTCTCTGTAAAAAAGATCTGTGCTACCATCAGGATTTTGTATAGTTCCCGTATTAAAAGTTCCCTCTGTCACTTGACTTGCAGCCTCTGTTCCAGCATCAGTTGGTAAGTCTCCAAGTATAGACCCTTCTCCTCTAAAGAACGAACCTCTTTCTGGGCCAAAAGTAGCTTGTCCTGTAAATGGGCTGGTAAAATAACTTCCAATGCCTCCAGCGGACGTTCCACCAATGCCTTGTTGAAAACCTGCACCACCTATTCCACGAAGCGCTTGACCTGTTATGTATGTGCCTATTCCTCTTTTTACAGAATCTCCAATGCTCCCTGTTCTATCAAAACTTCCTTGAGCAGCCATAGCTGCAGCAATTACTGGATTAAAAGGAGCAACAAATGGCGCTGCTTTTTCACTAAACTCTGCCAACTCGTTTGGCATTATTTTTCTGATTCTATCTTTTATTTTACTGCCTATGCCCATGATCTCTCCAATCTATCGTATTTTGCGTTATTTTCAATCATTATTGTCCTCTGATTGTAGGCGTTGGTAATTCTTGGTAAAATATGGACACATGATAGGGTTGCTCCGTGATTCTGGACTGTACTTTGTCCCCTGGCTCAAGCACCATAGTATTACCAAAACTTGCTGAGGCATCGTTATTAAGAGTCCCTCTAGCAAATGGTACAAATGTGTTGGTTGTTGCTTGAATTAAACGAAGCTCATTATCGGTGCCTGTAGCATTAGTACCTGATTTATTTTTTAAAAACAAATGTTTCATAATAATTGTGTGCCCAGCTGGAGCTTCTATTAAATCTACAAAACTATCTTCCGTAGTCACCACTTTTGAAATATGCCTATAACGAGTTCGACTAGAGCTATCTAATAACACAAAACTGCCTGATATTCGTTGTGTGTCTTGATCTGATTCAAAACCTAATTTGTCCCCTTCCTCTAATACAAATTTAGTAGTAAAAAAACCAGCGTTATTAGAGGTAATTGTATAACTGGCACCAAGTTCTACGGTTTGACTTGTGCTTTCTGAAGCGTCTATCATGTGCACCTGTTGAGTAACTGTGCTGGCGTTGCCATTAAAAGTAGTAATACCACTAAAAATTAACGTTTTTCCTGTAGGACACTCTTTAAATGTGACAGCACTGCCCGTAACATTTGTTGTTCCAATAAAATTTTTGAATAATTGTGACATTATAAGAAAAACCAATTAAGCTGAGAATTTGAATCTAACATATCCTCTTCGGTCACAACTCGGTCTGTTTCTAAAAAACCTTTTTCTACTTCTGTAGACAATAAATCAAGATACTCTCTTAATGCTGGTGGCACGTCTTGAATAGACATGTTTAATTTAGGCATTTGTTTAAATCTAGTGCCAGACATTATTCTACTCCCATTTCGTTTTTAAGTTCTAACTCTGTAATACTGCATTGCATGTATTCACAAGCGTCTTTGCCTTCAGGTATAACCTCTCCACACTTAGGGCACTTCTTTTCTTCGCTCATGTGTTTCGCAGTCCATCTGGTTGCATGTTAAATCGATGATCGCCCATACGCCAGAAAGAACTGGTCGCATTGCTTGATACCACCATCGATACTTGTCGTCCACGTGCACGTATCGTCTGGTGTGTTGTGCCTGTAGATGATGTAATTGTTTCTTCTGTTCGTTGTGTGCCGTTCGGATGATCTCTAAACTTTAGTGTGACTGTGACATCACCCACTTGGTCGTTGAAGTCAGGTATAAAATCACTGATATACATCATTTGTTCGCCGTCCGGTGGCAAGTCAATATCGCCTGATGTTAATGTGCACTCCATAGCCGAACCGTCGTCATCTGTGCCTGATTCGTGTTTAAATATTACAGAGCTGGATGCTGCAAGAGAACTTGCAAGCGGGTTATCATAGATACCAACTGGCGCCCAAGCCCCTCTAGCCAACGTGCCTACAGACCATGTGTTTTCTAAATAATTAAATATTACATAGTTTGTAATATCATCTGATGCATCGTTAGATCCTGTTGGATAGAACCACCATACTTCGTTAAATTTTACATTCAGTGCTGCAAAACATTTCATCTTTTGTTGTTTAGTAAGATTGTCAAACACATGTCGTTCCACTGTGCATGGTATACTCTGTACTTGCCCACGATAAGCATAGAAACCATCGTCACCCATCCAATAAGCTGTGCCGTTATGTTCAACAACAGCGTTTGGTCCAACAAGTCCTGCGTTTTCCGCTAGTGTTTGAAAGGCATAAACATCTGGTTGTCCAACAAATGTCATAGAAAAAACAGTCGTGTCAGAAAACAATAAAATATTACCTTTGGTTCTAACTGCACCAAGAAGCAGATTTCCGCCTTGCAGTTCTACAGCACCCGCAAAGTTGTCAAGGGTTGCTGTAAAATCATTATCTGTTTCGAGGTCAGAAAAAGCCACGCGCATTGGTGCATCGTTGGTGCCGTCGTGTGCACCGTATAAAATAACTTGTCTTGATTGTTGGTTGACAATCACACCGTTGGCCGATGACGGTATACTGCTGCCCGATGCAGCTGTTACGGCAGCTGCGTTTGTAGTCGCATCGCCTTGATATGCACTCAAGTCTAGTTTGTATAGTTTGCCACCTATCTTATTAACACATAATAAATCTTCACCAAACGTGTCCATCGTCCAAATACCAGCAAACGTAAACACACCAGAACTGACCGTTGTGTGTTGTGCGCCAGCCGAATAGCTTGATCCAGGTGTGATGTCTATGTAACTGCCTGCACCATCGTCGTATAAATATAAATGACTGTGTGTGCCTATGCCAATGTATCGTTTGTTGTTGGCCACTTGACCACGGAATGGTAACAATGTTCGAGCCACACCGCTTGTAATTGTATCGGTATCGAGCTTTGCCCAGCCACCTAGTTTTTCTGCACGACCTTTTAAGAAACGTATTTTGTT